CCCTTGGGCGCCACCTTGTAAGGTTGAACCTGCAGCCCCACCAGCTACACCCCCTGCAACTGCACTCGTTCCGGGGCTTGCTCCCAGTGCAGCAGCACCTTGGCCAACTGCGCCACCCACTCCACCGACAACCCCTCCAGCAGCCGCCCCAATCGCAGTAGACTTGGGGTTCCAGTTACTCATACCGCCAGCGGTCAGACCACCAAATCCAGCCCCAGCACCGGCTCCTGCAAGAGCACCATATGCCGTTCCCACAGGTCCAGCCACCATGCCTCCCATTAGAGACACGAGAAGGGGGCCATACACCTTAGAAGCGATTTGTTGGATGCCACTAGGTTGATCGACAGCCCATCGCTTCATTCGAGCTTGAGCGAGAGGATAATATGCGGAGTTGTCGCCTGCTAGAAAAGCGTTCAAAAGGGCTTGTTCTTGGGGAGAAGCTGAACCTCTCAGATGGAATCCCCGGCCTGTAAACTGATAGCCGTTTTGAGTGGCTTGAGATAGAGTCGGGATGTTGCCTGGGTTACTTGAGATAAGGGCTGCCATTCTCTGAGTCTCAGGATCAAGCGTAGAGGGATCTTGCTGTTGGCCCCCTGTATTGTAGACGATGTTGGTCCCAGGGAGAACCAGGGTACCAGGCATGGCTCCTGGAACGAATCTTACTAGGTTGCCCCATTGACCACGTTGGGTCGCATTCAAATCCTGATAATAAGGATTAGAGGGATCTTGGGCTAACCCAGCTTGAGTCGCTTGCCACGCACTTGGATCAAACGCTGGAGGATTGGGGTTGATGTTAGGGAATCCTCCTGGACCCGATCCAATCCCACTCGCGAATGTGTTCGAGGTTGCCGGGTTGAACGAAGCTGGAGTTGGACCTTGGCTCAATCCCAAACTTGCGAGGGAGACCCCAGGAATCGAGGCAGTTGGATCATAAGGATTGGTATAGGTATCGGTCGAATCGCCCTGCATTAAGTTTCCTGCCTCATGTGGGCCTTACGCATGTTAAAGTCACCCAAGGCTTGAAGTTGAGCAGTTTCACGGATGGCACGTTGGAACTTGTGGAGCAACCTCTCTACATTGACTTCGCTGAGAGGAAAAGGTGGTCTGACATGCCTCCGTTGTAAGTTAGACTCAATCGCTTCAAGTGTATTCCCATAATACATATGGGGGGTCAAATAGGCGCTATCGAGCGTCCCAAGAGGGTTCCCAATCGTTTCAGTACACCACTTAATCGCTTCTGGAGAGTCCATAGGAGCCGCACAATAGAGGTGACTGAGACCCATCAAGATTAAGTCTCTAACTTGGGTGGATCTGAGTTCTGATCCAACCCCCTTTCGACGATAATCAGGATGAACCACGGTCCCCACGTCATCAGCGACGCCACCAAGGTGAAGAGCCACAGCACTAAACCCAACCGTGTTCCCATCCACGAGAGCAACATGGGCATGATACATAGGCCAGTTAAGAAGCTCATACAATCCCCCATCCACGGGGCGCTTCAACATTCTTCGAAGAGGTTGGATTACCTCTCTATCTCGCCAGTCCGCCAACCGTACCTTAACCTGACTCATTTAACCAATCTCTCTCCGACTCATCTTCTCTGTGGCAACCTCATATCCATGGAGGTCAAACCCAGTTGAGCCTGTCGCAATAACTTCAAGTTGAAGGATGTTTCCCACCATGTACTTCCCCCCTCCCGTGCCTTCAATCATCTTTTGGTGAACATCATATCCACTCTTGGCAGTTGAGAAAGGGGTCGAGGTGTGGGTCGTAAAAGTCTGGTTGCCATCCATGGCGTATCGTACAGTGATCCGCCCCGTTCGGGCCTTTTGACGAAAGGTCAAATCTCTGACAGCCTGTACATAATCAGGCTTGCCTAGATGTAGGGCGCCCGTTCGAAAGCGGGGGGTAATTACAGCATTATTGAACGTGGTTCCACTATCAAAATACGTGACGTGCCCTGATGAGTGCCCCATGTATACGCGTCTCAACCCACTATCATCCTTAGCATTTGTCATGCTGGATGCCCCAGAGACAGGCATGGGCCAGAAGGCTGGAGGGGTGCGCTCATCTTGGATACGTTGCATGTCAAGCAACAGCATCTTATCGGGATACGTTTGACCCGTGCGAGGGTAAGAGATCAAAAGCTGCTTGCGGGCCGCATAGTAGGCGGCTGAAACTTTGTCGCAGTTATCCCAATCCACCGTGTCAAGAATCGCCTTCAGACGCTTGTTCAAAAGGGTAGTCTTGAACCCGTTAAAGATGGCTGGTCCAGCTTCGGACCAGAAGAAGATCCCAGCATCCGTTAACACAAGAGAGTTTGGAGCGATACACCCAACATCTGAAGGGGTTGGGTTGATGGTAAAATCGTTGGGAGTTGTTCCTGACACCAACCAAATCGAGCTTGTCTTGAACACCGCCGTGGTGTGCCCAAAGCGTTGGAGGCCCGTGATAATCTGTCCATCGTTTCGACCCAATTCAAGGGTATTTCCAATCGGCCACGTCTCGTGCGTCGCAGTATCGCTATAGCGAATCTGAGAAGGGTTGCTCGTATGTCCGGCAAAGAAGAGGTAGTCAACGGCATGGTGAGAACCAAATCGTGCCTGGGGAGGGGTTCCACCCAAATTCGCTACTGTAGCTGCGCCACCGCCCCACTTCTTAACGGGGTTCTTCCCGCTCAACATGATAAGAGTGTCGTTGAATACCACCCAATCCCAAAAAGTCTGGGCGTTAGTGTTCAACCCACCTTGGATCGTTGTCCAGGAACCTGAGTTGTTGTAGGCGAGTCTCCCAGCATCAGTCGCAACAACGAGGTATTTGGTGAGGTTCTTTTTACCGTATTGGAAGATCCCTGTAACATTGTGGGTTGTCCCGGCAATCGTCGTGGCAATGAGTCGAGCCGCACCAGGGATCGTCTTGAGTTGACCATCCCAGAACATGTTATCCGACTCAGCCAACTCCTTATCAGTTAAACTATAGATCGATTCGGTGTAGTTTGGTCCGTGACTGAAGTCATATTGGCGGATAACTCCCAGATTATCTTTCGACATTATTGAGGGTCCATCTGAGGGCTTCTAGGCAGAACCGCCCCACAAACATGTGATTTTTTACCGCTGGATGAGTATACATCAATGCTGGAACTTGAGACTCTCCAGATTCGGGATCAATGATCCCTGCCAAAACCTTGCGAAGAATCGCCCCACGATTCTGGGCAAAGCGGGTGACCTCCTGTTCTATATCAGTACAGTATTCACAATCTGGATTATAGAACCAAATCAGGCTATAATCGTCCACACTTAAGCCTTCTGGCATAGAATAACATCTAAGAACTTAGGGGCAATCGTGAAGGTCATATGGGTCGTGCTACTGGCTGAAGCTCCCGTTAGACCATGGGTGTGGGCCCCAGCAGAGGTAATGGTATGAATATGCGTACCTTTTGCCACTCTTACCGTGGTGAGATCCAAGTTCCCATCAACTACAACCGTGGAACTTGGGACCGAGTTGGTGTGGGTGTGTCCACCCTTAGACGAAGTGACGTATGTACCTACACCGTGGGTGTGTCCAGGATCGGTCACTGACGCGCTGCTAGTGCCCCCTGTAGCCCCTCCAGAGGCAAGGTTGATACGGAGATAGCGGTCAGCCAACGTCGCGTCTGTAACCTTCGTGTAGCCGCTTGGGCAGGTGCTCCCAGTCCTGAACATCACCAAGGCCCCAACGGGCATCAATTGACCGGCCTGAATCGCAGTAATTCGATCAGCCAGGAATTGCAGGTTACTTAGGAGGGCAAAAGCGTCCCAAGTCTGGGTGCTTAAATCAGGGTATGGGTAGGGGAGGTTAATTGCCATGATTAGATAGGGGTGGTGGACCGCCCATACCACCACGTTCGATAGCTTCTCTGGCGGGGCTCCAACCGAGGGGCATGCTCCTTACGCTGCTTGTTAATCAATAACCCAGCTTGGTCGATAGCCTTTTCCCACTCAGCCCTTGCCACGATAGCCTTTTGGTCGTCACGATCCTTCAACCGGGCCCTAAACGTGGCATACAGCACCACAACTCGATCCAGCCAGTCAGGCATCGTGGTCGTATCGGTGTCTTCGTCCATCTCATCTGGACGACACGTGTAGATGATTCTTAGCCCGTTAGTGGTACCTGTGACAGGTTGGGGAAACAACCCAATCACCTTCTCTACCCTCCAGTACCAATGGGTGGGCAAAAGATCAACTGTCTCGTTCTCCCATGCTGGGTTCTCTCTAAATAGCTCAAGATACGTGGTTTCTTCGAGATTAACCCAAACATCGGGATTAGGAGAGGTGTCCTTATATAGAACAGTCTTGATGGAGATCAAGTTGTCAGGAAGAGTGTATTCGGTAGTTGCGTTAGTGGTCGTGATGGTGGCTGAAGTCACCTTGGGTTCTAACCTCAAGGCGATATCGTCCATTCCATCATTCAACCAGAGGTTGATTTGGGAGTCAGTGTAGAACCCCGCTTGTTCGCCCAGTCGAGCATATACCTCTGCTCGCATGGTTGCTAAGGTCATTGGTCTAGACATGTCTTAAGCCTGTTGGGCCACGTCAATGAGCCCCCATGAAGAAGTACACCGAACGGTGCTTGCAGCCGAAGCTACGTGGTTAATCCCGATTCCTTGCACCCCAACCAACTCCGTTGGGAGACCAGTTGGATACATCAAAAAGGAGTAAGAGGAACTTTCGTATGTGCCCCCAGCTACATCTTGAGAGCCAAGATAGTTGGTCCCCAATCCATCCTGATATACCGTTCTTACGGAAGGGGTGCCAGCGGTGTTCTTGTACCGGGCACGCACCATCGCTGCCTTGATGTACATATGATTGGGAAGAGTGTTGGGCGTCACGGATACATCATATATATCAGTTTTAGAAGTTGTATTTGCGTCTGAAATATATGAGGTATCGTCATCAAAAGTGGCAAGGGGAAACTCATCAACGTTGGACCAGTTTGTTCCTGAGAGGGGAGTCCATTCAGTTGTGTTGACTCCGCTTGGGTACAGAGCCCAAATCCCACCAGGGCCAAATTTAGGAGAATTCACGGCGGCTGTTGGGATCGTATCGAGGGCCGTTTGGACTCTCAAGTCATCAAATCTCAGAGTCAACGCATTACCCGCTGCTCCAGACTCACAAGCAATAAAGGGAAATCCCCCCATTGCAACTCCAGAACCACTCACCGCGATTGTATCAAAAACTGTTGAACTATCACCAACATAGATGTTGGCCGTTGTCGTATAGGACGTAGAGGTGCGTTCAGTGATTAACTCGATGCGATACCAAGTTCCAATTGTAATATTGGCAGTCCCCGTGGTTTGGGCACTGAAGACGGGGTGTTCAACCCCGAACTTCAAAGCCGAAGTTCCACCCGCAGCCGGGAAAACAATCTTAGCCGTAGACCTGAACCCTGTATTATCGTTCCACCCACAAATGGTATACGCCCTCAGTGAGCCATTTGCATTTGTGGCTGAGACAACCTTCACATAGACACGGAGATACTGATATGTAGGAGAAAGAGGTTTCGTCGGATGGCCGTAGTAGACCCCAGCAGAAGCGGTAGAAACAATCTGGAGAGAGTGACCCGCTGTTAAGGCTGTATCCCGGACATCAGTGGAGATGCTCCCATTCGTCGCTGGTGACCCAACTCCATCCCACAAAGAACCATCAGTTGTATAATATGCTGATGGATACTCGAATCCATCCATAAAATGGATGTTATTTGTATCATAGGCTGAAACGGGGGTGAATCCTGAATCACCGGGCTGAACGGGGACCGTAACCGTGAATAAGTCTAGTTGGCTACAATCCCCCAACCATTGGTTGGTGTTAACAGGATTAGATGCTTGTGTCCAGGGCATTCGAGGTTACCGTACAAAGACATAAAGGGTCGCAGAAGTCGTCGTTGGTGAAACGATTAGAGTCCCCGTATAAACTCTCACAGGATACCCCAGTTCGTCGACTCCAGGGTTCGTGGCAAACAAGGTAGCGATCCGGGTGGATGCACTTGTTGCGGCACGAGTATCGTGGAGGTGAACGATCACGTCGGCAGTTGTCGTCGAGACAAGTCTCGCCCCAATGATGCTCGCCGGGTTAATCGTCGTGTTGGCGGTAGTTGAGATGCGTTGAGACTTGAAACTGACAATTGCCATTTAAACCTCAATGTCCACTTCAGGGAGAGGGGATCTCCAGAAGGGGGGAATTTCGTCAGGGTTGACGTTGTGTTTCCAGCAATATCTCATCTTGTTGGCAAGATGAAGATAGTCCATACGTTTGATATCTTTAGTTCCACCTTGCATTCTCTCATGAATCACATTACTCGACGGGACGTTTGCAAGAGGAATTTTATGATAGTAGATGGCCCGATGAAACCAATCTGTATCTTCGTATCGAGCCGGGACAAAAGTCTCATCAAAAGGTCCAATCTTCTCGGCGAGGTGCTTGGAAGTCATGAAACACCAGCCCGCGACCCCAATCCCATCACTCTTCTCGCCATTGGTGTAGGGCATGGCGATAATATCAAGTTGCTCCACTGAAGCAACGAGAGGGAAACTCCACTCAGGAGTCACCAAACAATCCCCATTCAGCCAACACAAGAAATCAGCTTGAGGATTCGCCTTCCACCCAGTATTCCAACCTACCGCAATACCGCGATTGTAACCATGTTCCACAAGCTTAACGCCGTCTCTGGGGACGAAGGGAATTTGAGATCCATCGTCAACCACGGTCACTGTCGTATCGAACCGGGTGTCAGGGTACTTGAGCACCGTTTCAACGGTTAAATCGATGATCTTCGAAGTAGCTTCGTTGTTGGCAAATCGAGGGATAATAACGGCTAGCGTTTTCATGCTCCAATTTCCTCCAACCACTTCGAGAAGTCACCCTTCCTCTTATCGTCTACCGCGAACCCCTCATGTTGCTCAAGGGGCTTCTTGGGAGGATCATTGTTCAAGATCGAGATAACCGGAGCCGGTTCCTTATTTTGATCCTGTAACCAGTTCAAATATGTTTTGAACGAAGGGTCCGGTTGGTCGGCTACGATGATCCGCCTCCAGTTGACTGTCCCATCATCATCAAAAAACGGGATAAAACATTCTCCTAGAATCGGCTTCGTGAACGGGGGAGAGTTTGGGGGCAAAATGTACGACTTTTGTAGGTCAGCATCAAAATGAGCGACGAGAAGGCCAGTATCAGCAAGGATTATCCCACCTGTTTGTTCGCGCATGGTTTTGTGAAAGTAGCGATCGTGGCCCCAAATGTTCTGCTTCACTCTCTCATTTGGCGGTCCATCAACCCCTGTCACCACGTCATTGAACCACGGCTCAGGCATCTTCTTGACATACTCTAAGTTGACGAGCATGCACCCAGCCCACGCTGAGTGGATAGGAACTTGGGCTCCAAGTTGCCAATCCCACCAAGCCCCCTGTACTCCATCTTGGTAGATCAGGGGTTCACTTGGGGTCAACTTAGTGCCCCCAACTGCGGTGATACACCCAACCTCACGATGCTTTTGAAGCGTTACCCACATACGATACAAGGTAATATCAGGGAAGAGTACATCGTCATCTAAGAAAAAGAGGAACTGCATATCTCGTGAAAGGGCCCGCTCAATGAGAGCATTTCGTGCTGCTGCTGGCAGCTTCCCATCCACGACATTCTTTTCATCCGCCTTTTGGATCATGTATCCAATCTTGGTATTCAAGGGAGGGAGCATCTGGTAAAGATGCATCCAAAACTCCACTGGAGACCTTTTTCTCACAGGGAGGGCGATCCCAAGGGCGGGGGCTGAATCAGCGTTCTTGGTGAATGACCGAGCATCTCGTTCAACTACACTCATTCCAATATCCTTTTATTGGGAGGGGGCTTTGACACCCCCTCCCATTTGACTACTTCTTAGCTTGAGGAACCATAGACCTGCCTCCAGTCATAACAACCCCGGCTCCATCGACCACGAGCAACACTAATCATCGTCAGGTTGCGCACGTCGAAGTCCGTTGAAGTCGTGAAAGGCTGCCTGTCATATCCCTTCAGTCCGAAACCACCAACCGCCTCCGGGTCAGCAATAAGCCACCAAGCATCTTGGTCAACGATCTCAGGCCAAAGGATAATCTCCGGGCTCTCCTCGTTCAAGACGTTAATCTTGTTCAAGTCTGAGCCTGCCACCGAAGAACCGTTAGTCACGGGAATGAACTGCGATCCCATGATCTCACCAAAGATCCAACGGTTGGCCGGGTGACCAACCAGATACTTGGGCGTCAAGGGCGAACGGATGCCCTTGTCGTCAGTGAGGGTGGCAAACGAGTTGTACGCCGTCTGAGCAGCCGACAGACCGAAGTCCGTGGTGCCCGCGTTGTTGTCGATGGTCGAACCATTCTCCAGAACGTGAGCGTCATGGAGAATCGCTAGACCGTCAGCGGAAGTCTCAGTCGTACCGCTGTTGTTCAGGACGTTGGCAAAGTTAACCTCTTTCGTGAACCTATACGAACGCGCGAACGCCTTCGCCAGCCCACTCACGAGATCAAACTTGTCGTCATCCTCCATCTCTTCAGTCACCTGCCAAGCACCCGCAAACTTCGTGTGGGTGAACTTCTTGTCATGCAACTGAGCAATGTCCATCAGGGGGATATCTTCGCCCTCGGCCACTGTCGAGAATTGACCAAAACCAGAGAAGCCGGTGATGTTCTCGAACTGGCGCGTGGACTTCTTCATTGAGAAGATCTTCTTCCAAGGAGCCTTACTTTCGTCAAGCTCCTTTGCCTGCATATACACTGCATCGATAGCAGGCAGAAGATTGTCAAAGATATCCTGGAACGAACTCCGAACCAGGACGTTAGCCATTTATGTGTTATCCTCTTCTTACATGAAGGTCGAACCACGCGTCTGCGGATTCTTCGCGTAGTTGAATGAAACACGGCAACGAACGTTCTTGCCAACCGTGTCGTCCGGGTGGAAGCCCAGAAGCACGCAGGCGCGAGCGGCAGTTGCAGTATTCTTGGTGTCGGTGTCGAGCGCTTGAGCAGACTTCAGGAAGGTCGTGTTACCCGCGGTGACTACGATGTTAAACCCAGCACCGATGTCAGCCTGAGCCAACGTACCGCTCACGCCATCGTCTTGGATGTAGTACTGCTGGGCGGGATCATCATAGATAAGAACACGAGTCGCGGCAGCGGTGGCATAACCCACCGAAACTCCCGCCAACGTGGTCCCAGCAGTCGCGGCCACATAAATCTTCCCATCTGGCCGGAGGACGACTGCATCACCAGGAAACAGCTTGGTGGCCGTCCCCTTCACATACGAACGCATGCGAAGGATGGGCTGAACGGGCTCGAAGCCCCTCGGATTGACTGTGTTAGCCATTTACTCTTTATAGTCCTTGTCGAGACGTTTCTTCTACGCTATACTCGACGATTTTGCCACCTGCCATTCGGGCGCCCTCTCGGAGTCGCTCCCCAGCTGCCCGTGCAAGCTTCGTCTGTTCGATGATACGTTGCTGTACCGCCTTACGACGAGCCTCCACGAACCTCTTCGGAATTACCCCAAGGAAGGCGTCTTCACGCCAGGTTAGTTTATTTGATACGTCAATATCCACGGTGGGGGGACAATCGCCAGCCTTAATCTTCTTCCGTAGTTCAGGCGTCAACGACAAAGCCACATAGTTTCTCATCCCCCGCTGTTTGACAGTAGGGTAGGAGAGCCATCTGTAGTCGAGCCCCCGAGCATCACAGTACTCCTGGACACACTTGGGCACCTTTGCTGTTTTGTTGAGCATGACGTCAGTCAACTCAAGCTCGGCCATGTTCCACCCGTAGATATGGGCGAAGTCCGGGTCGTCCAGAACTTGAGGTTGGATCGACGCAGCAAACTCCTTTTGCGTCTTCACCTTCTGTTCAGGTCTCTCCGGTTCCTTTGGTACCACCGACTCACCCTGTTGAGGGGCTAACACATTCGTCTCTTCCGACACAGGTTCTTGAGCTACATCTTGGGAGGTTGCAACCTTCTTCTTATTGTATGGAGCGTGACCCTTTTGGAATGGCATTAGTCTTGCTCCTCAACCTTCTTCTTGGCACGATTCTTACGAGCCTCACGATACGTCTTCTCATCAACACCCATCTTCTCGATTACCTCTTTTTGTCGGGAGTTGAGAGGCGTCTCATCATCCAAATCAGGAGCCTTGACACGATCACGGCTCACCGATTGGGCGGCTACGTCACGTCGAGCAGAAGTACTACGTCGATTCTTAGGGGCCATTCCAACTCTTCCAGCGGCCCTCTCTGTGGCAATCAAAAATGCCATGGGATGCTGTTGCTCAGATTGGGACATTTCGTTCTGGAAGATTTGCTTGCCCATCTTATGAAGATCGGTGTTCGTATCGAACGCCTCGGGCCATTGCTCACGAACGATATCATGAGCCCGTCGGAGTCCCTCACGATGGAGAACTGCGGCTTGAGATTGCTGGGAGGCTTGAGTAGAGACTTCCTTGAACTTCGCCTCTAACTCTTGTTCCTTCTTCGCAAAGTATCGTTTGGCCCCCTCATAAGGGTCCAACTTAGCGATGGTACGGAGACGTTCCTCATCATCTTCAACCTTCTTAACGGGCTCTTGAACAGCCGCAGCTTCTTGGGCCTTGATATGCTCAATGAGAGCGTTAAGAGTTGATTGATATTGAGGAAGCTCTTCTTCAGCCTTGGTCCACTTCTCTCGCTTGGACTTGAAAGTATCGGGATCGTCTTCAATCCCATACTTCTCCTTGAGTCGAGCCTTGAACTTGGACTCAAACTCATCAGGAGCCGCCTGGACGGGTGCTTCTTGGGGAATCGTGGTCTCTGCCATTCCTGTTACCCTTTATCCTTTATTTGCCTGTTTAATGAGCCCTCTAATGAGGGCCATGGCTTCATATACTCCTTCAACTCTACCTCGGTTCTTATCGAAATCATCCTTGGTTCCCATCATTACGGAACTCGTGATATCTTTAGCGAGGTTGTCCAGCTTGGATAACACTTCGCTCCAGGCTGGGTGCTGAAGGAATTCTCTTACAAAAACATCGTGTGGTTCTCTCATATTAGAACGCTAGTCCACCTTGTGGTTGAGGAGGTTGTGGAGGGGCGCCCCCAAGTCCTGGGGGCATCTGAACCCCACCCGGTTGTCCAGGTTGTCCACCTTGCATCATCATTTGTTGCTGCATTTGTTGCATCATCATCTGTTGCATCATTTGCTGCATTTGCTCATTCGCTTTTTGGATCTGGCGAGATTGGATTTGATTCTGCATCAAGATCCTGATGCCCGCATCGAGCGTGAAGGCTCGCGGAGACTGAAGGTATTGAGTAATCATTTGAACGATGGCGTCGTGATCTTCACCCTGTTTGGGCACCAGCTTTTCACCGCTCATCAAACGATTCATGACCTCTTCAGGCTTGTAAATCTTGGGCATCTCGGGGATCTTGATGATCCTCTCAATGTTGGGCACGTCAAAAACCTGGAAGAGGTGGCGATACCATTCAGCGATGCTTTGAGGGTCAAATATTCTCAGTTGCATACCAAAGGCTAGAGCGGCTGGGGACATGACCGACTGAGCCAAGAAGGTGGTGGTATTGCGCTCAACTTCTCGATCGGTGTTGAGGGAGTTGCCCGTGAAGATCATGTCCATTTTACTGGACAGGTCACGACGAGAGATCACATAATCAGGCTCACCATATGAACCCGTGACTCGAACGAACTTGTCATCAGACATATACTCCCGATACAAAGCGAGTATCTGCTGTAGAAGGCCCTTCCAGCCTTCTTGAATCCTACGAATAACAATGTCAAATCCGGTAGCCTGCTGGGCATTGAGGGCTTGGACTCCTGTAGCGGTACGAGAGGCACCTTGGTTCTCACCGGCTCGACCAAGGGTCAAGTCAGAGACTTTGGTGCGTCGTTCGAATAGGGTATAAAGAAGCTGCTCTTCCTGGAACGGCCAAACATGGAAGTTACCCGGTTGATGGAGCTTAACCTGATTGACGTCCCCAACCGGATTCATGTAACCGGGTTCAAGTGGGACGCGCTCTTTTGGCATGCCCGCTGACGGTACATACCATCCATATGGCGTGTTGTTCAGTTGCCCCGCATCATTCCGCTGGTTATGGATGATATTGACCTCGGCTTGCAACGCCTCAACCATTTGCGGTAGACCCTGAGCCCACACAGTCTTAGAAATGGGATTAAAGTAAAAGAGGGTATACGGTCGCATCCCATGAGCATAGACCTCTTCCAAACGGTGTGCTCGTAGGATGATTTCGGGATGCTCCACAGGAATAGTGACGACGAGATCCTCATCGTAACCATCATCATCAATGTCGTATTTAATATAAGCGTCGAGAAGCTCAACCTTGTCGTAGGGAGCACTTTGCTTCCAGGTTTCACGAGCACCCGTAATAGACTCGCGGAATTGTTTAACATCGTTGGTCGAATCAGAAGAATTGATATCAGAGGAAGCACTCTCTTCAAGTCTCTTTAGCTCATCTTTAGACGCATCAAAGAGCTTATTCTTCACCTTTCTCTTGACTTGATCCAAGGTGAGGAAATATCGCTCAATAATATGATCGGCCTTTTGGAGATCATAAGGACAATCAGAATCGAACGATACATCTTCCGGGTTAATCAGGTCAATAACAACTTGATCCTTGGTGATCTCTTCTCGTTCAGTATAGATGCACAGATAGTCTTGACTCTTTTGTACATCTAACTTGACCTTTCGGTCCTTCATCACGACTTCGTACTCTTCATCAGTGATTCTATTGATGGCGTCGGCATATGCCTTCTCACCCGCAAGAATATCCTGAATAGCCATCTGAGGATCAGTCTCAAGCGGGAATTCATGCTTGACCCTCTGTTGCTTGGTCTCAAGTTCCCACGAAGCTTTGACAACTTGGATACCGTAGATAAGAGTATTGAGAAGGAAACGGTCAGCGATGGGGAAGAGAGAGCACTCTTCTCGGGCCACATAATCCAAGAACACCTCATTCTTTCGAGCCAAATCAATGTCGGAAGGTTCTTGGGCCCGAAATGAGGCGACAGGAGTGGGCTTGAAGAGAGCCGCCATCAACCTAGGGTGAATCGCATCAACCGCTGTCGCAGTGAGAGGCACAAACAGATTGCTTGCATCTTCCCAGGGAATATCCTTCTTCTGGGGTCTCCCTTGATAAGCGTCGAGCCATCGAGGTAGCTCTTTGAGCCACTGCGACCGATCCTGGTTGTCCTCATCCCACATTTCTGAGATGTATTGACCCAGTTCTTTACGGTCTTCTTCCTTCTTAGGGGCGATGTTTTGGGCCATTACTTGTAGGGATTGAGGGTCTGACTCGATGATTGAATTTTAGGCTGTTGAACCGCAGGCATCGGACCTGGGGGCTTCAGAGAAGGTTGTTGAACGGCTGGGGCTGGACCGGGGGGATTCAATGATTGTTGACCCGGGAAACCTTGCTTTTGAGCCATGGGATTCATCCCATGAATCATCTGCCCGATCCCTTGCCCTTGCTGACGCGAGGCAAGTAGACTCTGAACGAGGGCACGGATATCCATTCCGGGTGGCATTTGTCCACGTGGTTGGGGCATCCCAGGAGCCAACCCAGTCGTGGCTTGTTGCTGGGGAAACATGTAGGGGTTAAGCCCGGCTCCCGTTGATGGTCCACCCATTGTTGGCGAAGATCCTTTTCCGAACGGGGGTGGAGTCGGTGATGTCGGCATCGTCCTTGTCCTTTACTCGCTTTTCTCCAAAGATCCTGACACGGGGAGAACTTCTTGGAGAATCACCAGAGAGGGTATAATTTTGGTAGGCGATATAGCGAAACGCATCCATGAGGGGATCATGGATATCATTCTTTTGGGGTTTGTCGCTTTCTTTCTTGTACTTATATCCCCCCAAGAAAGCCTCCACACAGATATCAGCAGACGGATCAACGGTGAGATTGGGCGTCCCATCGTCTTTGACCTTGAGCATGTTCCGAATGACGGTGAAACCTGACTCAAGGTGGTGAAATCTCCAAGAAGGCATCATCCCGTTGTCGGACATGATCTCAATGCCAGTCTTCTCGGCACTAGGTGCCCGAGATTGACCATCATGCCCACAAAAATACTGAAACTTTGCATCAGGGAACCACACCCCGTTACGTCTCAAGATGCCTTGGCACAACTGGTAGGTGTCAATAGACTTAGGGTTCCATTCTCGGACAATCTGGCAACGATAGTCTCGATCAGGGTGGGCCCAAACAACTCCTGGGCTCGTGTACCCAAAATCTACCCCAACCCAAACGGGGTTTCCCTTGTAGAACATCGCAGGCTTCATATGTGTTCGAAGATCGAACATACCTGCGTAGATCGGAGTCCCTTCCTCTATACCTCCCCATTCCCCTTCGATGTATCGCTTGATCCATTCAAGGGGGAACTTACGGGAGAGTTCGTTGATGTAGTCGGGAGGGAGGTTGGCTTTGTTTTCCAGCGAGTTTGTACGAAAAAGGTGATAATTTGTGGATCGTTCTTTAACGAACCACTTATATAACCAATGGGTGTATCCCGTAGGATTGGACACAACGAATAGTAGAAGTGGGTAACCCATTTGCCTTCGTCGGCCCATAAGCATCTGAACTGCTTCCTGATCGACTTCGCTGGCTTCATCTATCCCTACCGCTGCGATGTTGAGAGACTTGTATTTCTTTTCAGCTTCATCAAGGGGGCGAAAGTGGATCACCGACCCATTCGAGAACTCGAAGTCTCCATCCGCCTTGTGCATTTCCCCAACTGGGGGAACAGATTCCCTAATCTCAGGGGGGTACTGCTCTTTAATCTTATCTTCTAATTCAGAGATAAGTTCAAAGAAGGTTACCTTCGTTGTGTCCCGAAGATCGGTGGAGTGGTGGCGCCCCAACAGAATGCGCATCTTTGGGTACGCCAGTGCTAGTCCTATGGCTGCCCGACAAAGAGCCCAGCTTTTACCCGAACCAAGAGCCCCCACATATGCGACCGACCGCATCTCATTAGGTTGGCACCCAGAGATGGCTGAGAAGAACTTAGCTTGAGTCGGTAGAGGGTTCCATAGCTTGTTCAGATCCAGTTGCATCGGCTCCGCTTTCCAACTGCTTAGGTTTAACCACTTCCCCATCGATTACATCTGGTCGGATCAATGAGTCTTTCAACGAGAAGGTGACCTTCATCGTCTTCTTAGTTTCAGAGTAATCGGGGAAGTGCTTGTTGAAGTACTTGAACTTCCAAGCGGGGTTAGGCTCCCATGTATTGAGAACGCGCTCCATGAATTGAGCGTGGATCTCATCTCGGATGATCTGGTCAACCTCATCGAGGGCTTGGGCAAATAGGGGGATTGTGGCCTTCCACTCAAGAGCAGATGTATACTTGACTTTCAAGCGATATGCTGCCCGAGTGATCGAACCTCCAGTATTGTAGTATTCTTCGATGAATTGTTCGCCCAACTCAGGGGTATAGATGCTTTTCCCTTTTCTTAGTTCCTTGAATCCTGGGGGTAACTGGAGTTGGGGGCCACCAAACTTTGAGGGGCGACCGGGTTTACCCCAGTTGACGGGAATAACGGTTTTAGATGTTCCAGATAGTTCCTGAGACCCCTGCTGATCCCGTAGTTGGGCTAATCCATTGATATTGTCGGTACCAGGGAGCTTGTGTCCATGGGGTTGAGGGGGTTGAGCCGCAATGCGGGCATCTCCCGCACGTGGGGCAAACACCACTTTCTTTCCGATTCTGGTCGCTTGATCCATCTGTCTGAGTCTCTTTTACCTGTGTCATATTATCTCCTAATTGGCAGGCTCGCCTGGACTCGCACCAAGATCCCTCGGGTTCAAAGCCCGGGATTTTACTTTAAACTACAAGCCTATTCTTTATGCGTTGGGGGCGGTCAAGGTGAACGTCGTAACGTTAACCGTTCCACCAGCTACAAGAGTGGCGTTATCAAGGGTCATGTCCCCACCACCCCCAGTAACCGTGACAGTACCCTGAATGTGCTGGGTTGTACCATTCGAGGCATAAACTCGAAAGTGACCAGCCGTCCCGTCAGCATCAGCCGACGTATCGGTCCATGTTCCAGTGAGAGCCTTTGCACCTGATGCAGCCGCAGCTAGCCAGTCAGAGGGAAGGTTCAAGGTAGCGAGCACGGTGCCAGCATCAGAATCGGTGATATTGGTGGGGACGGTGCCCGATCGGATCTTGAGAACAGCACTCGTTCCAATGGCTGTCTCGATCGCATCCAACAGGGCATTACGAACAGTTACGGACATTTTGACAGCCATTTATCCTCCAAAAGAATAACGATGATATCTGCCTCGACCTGAGGCACCGCCACCTGAAAGGGCAGCCGTAGAGTCAACCGAACCTGCTGCGGATAGGGAGATTGCTCCAAGGGTTGCGGTCAAGGTACCCGTGATTGCAGGGGGGTTCCCAAAAGTAAGGTATCCAAACCACTGAACGATATTTCCCCCAGCCCCCAAGTCAGTGATAACCTGGAATCCATCGCTGTTCATCGCGTTGATATCGATGGTGGCGATGGTTGAGGTACCATCATAATATGAGAGAAGCTGGTCATATTCGATGGCGAGCCAGATCGTTGAGTTGGCTTGGGAGTCGGCAGCTTGAGCGTACATGCTCCTGCGAGAAGTCGTAGAGGTTCCTGTACCGAGGGCGAATACTCCAGCCGCGACTTCAGCCGTGGTATTCTCAGAGTTCCACATACCACAAAAGCTTAGACCAATAGGTGCATATGCTAGTCCACTCACCGTTGTAGTAGCGTTCGTGGCGCCAACATCGAGAGTCAACTCATCTGCCGTCCACAACCCACCCTTGATCGCAAGAGCGATGTACTTGCGGCCTGTGGTGCCTCGGGCGGTCCAGTTCAGGGTGAACCCGTTAGTGTCCCATGAAGAAAAGGCTGCCTTGGCGTTGGTGCCCGTGGTGTTGTTGGCAGCCGTTGCCATGGCAATACATTGCTGGTTTGTCCCGTAACGGGCGGTTACTGAGTTAGCGTTATTGTCATCGTTGTCCGCATAGAGCACCCACTGCTTGGTGGATGACGTGGCGGCACCGATCATATTCGCACAATGCTGACGTTCCGCTGTTGGGGTTGTTCCTGTGACTTGTCCCCCAGCAAACATGACAACTTGCTGGTTTCCATCAGAGGTGAGTCCTGTAACGGTGTAGCTTTGGTTACCCGTCGCAGAGGGCTCAGAAATCTCAATAGTCTTAGCAACCGTGATATCCCCACCCCAGGCTTCCCAAAATACAGTAATGTTAACTGGTCCCTGAAGATCAACGATCGCGGTGAACCCATCAGAGGTGATGCTGTTTAGATCGAGTAGACCATCTGCGGCCGGGGTCGATGTAAAGGTGGCAGCAATCGCATCGTCTCTAATGCCACCTGTGCAAGTCATAGTCGCAGCGTTGTCTTGATCTTGCGATCCCACGCACCTGCGGTCAGAGGTAGACGTGGCGAACCCCACAAACCCTCTAAGATGGGCTGTGGTCGAAGTAGTATCTGTGGCTGAACCTAATCCTAACCCATAAAACCGAAGTGCCTTGGGTTGAAATGATAAACCACTAACAGTATATACAGTCGTAGCTACATCAGCCGCCAACCATTGGATCGCACCGTGGGCAAAAGAGAGAGCCATTTAACTGGTGTACCAACCCGCAGCAAACTCAGCTTCGGTTGGGATCTTCAAGATATACACGTCAATCCTTGTAATGACCCCACCAACGATAGACGCCTTCCGCCAGTTTGAGGTATACGCAAACCATCGTCCACTGGGTGACACGTTTCCCTTTGGGTAGGATCGATAGTTGGCCCCTCCAAAGGTGCCCCACACCTCAGAACGATGGTGGGCAAGACGTCGGTACTTGCTTCCTGATGGTCCTGGTCCTGTCCCGTTGGTCCACACCTTCCAGATTTCATCAAAATATGGTCGCCACGCAGCCGTTTGGTCGCTGTTAAGAACGGTGGACCAATAAACGAGTTGAGGATCAGCGTCATTCAGGTTTTGCCACGAAATATGGAATTCAGGCCAATCAGTTGTGGCCGTAGCGTGCTTGATATCCCCAATGAATGTGGAGGCTTGATCTTCAGTCTTTGTACCGGCCATCCACGAGGCTAGATCCCACACGCCAATTTTACTTGAGACGGGGGGATAATCCGTATAAGCCAGTTGAGTACTTGGCCCAAAATCTTCATGGGCCACAATCATGTTAAAATCTTTATCCCCATAAGCAGGAGTGGGATGGTTGATCCAATCCCACAAGATAGCGGTACCGGGATTCTGGGAAACTAAACAGAATAAACCATCTCGTGTAAGATGGGCTTCATCGTAGGTTCCAAGAAAAGTAGAGATACTCCTAAGAACAAGACTATCAAGAGTCTTATCATATAGAGCAATCCCTAAATCAGTCCCACTTACATCTTTAACTGTCCAGCAGAAATATCTATCTGATCCGCCCATACTCATCTGCCAGAAATGATGAGCGGTGGGGAAAGTAGGAGTAATACGAGAACCGAGATCAACAACGGCTATTGGTGTACTTGCTGGGACGAGCGAGTAGAGTTTGAAATCTCCAGTTGAGAACCCATACAAAAGGTCGGCAGTGACACGACTCCAAATTAATCCTTCAGCGACTAAATCAGTTCCCCCACTTTGGAGATTTCTCTTATTCGAAGGAACCCCAGATGAATTCCAATCCCAAAGAGTTTTAACTGAGTTACTTCCGATTCCTCCAACGGGATAAACTTGAAACCACACTTTGGTCTCAGTTGAGTTCCATGAGGGCCAATACGCATATGGAACGTGAGAAGAATCTGCCGTTGTGGCATCCGTCATTCTCAAGATCCGGGTGCCAAACGCGGGATCAGTGTACCACGCTCCAGCAACAGGTTGGGTGATTGAGGGAATATTCACCAACGAGGAATCATTGATTCCTGTTGATCCCAAGAACCCACCTGGGGGTTGGGCATACGTAAAGGTACCCGAAGCACTCAAAGGGATACTGCCAAGAGTTTGGCTCAAAGATCCTGTAATAGTGAGCCCCGAACCTGTCCCCGTGACACTTGGACTCGAATTGCCCCCGTTACTTGTGATCGTAACCGAGCTTGAATAGGAAGAAGCTGCCGTCGGGGTGAATCGAACGGATACAGCTTGAACCTGGTTGTGCCCCAGGCTAAAACTCGCGCCACCAACGATGCTAAATGGGGCAGATGCAGTTGCGGTCCCTATGAGAGTGCCACCTTTGGTGTTTTTAACCTGTAGATTCAGGTCTTTAAACGTACCTAAAGTAACCGTACCAAAAGCGAGCGAACTTGGGGTCACTTGGAGAGTAGGCACTGATGATGGCGGCTTTCCGTGGGAGATGATCTTCCCTGAAGAGGTGATTCTAGGCAATTGGATTCCTTAAAAGAGTGGTGCCGGTTTAAAGGCTTATCCGGCTGCCGTCTTTTTGAAGGTTAGGAAATCTTCACCGTCACCACGTCGGGCGCATCAAGTGCCACCGTCGCAGCGGGAACAGTGAAATTCACACTCTTCTCGAAATCCAGGTGGCTGTTGTCCCCATTCGCAAGAGCGACTCGGGCGATATAGTCACCAGGTGCCACATTGTCGAACTGCGCCTCAAGGGGGGCACCAAACTTCACGTTGGAGGCCCCAACGGTGTCAATCGAGGCGAGATACTGCGCAAGGTCGGTGTTGCTCGGAACATCAACCTTCGCGGTCGTCCAGGTTACCAGAACAGTTGCCATGAATTTACCTCACATATTATCAAGGGTGGGTCAAAAATCGTTCTATAGGCTCTATCCTGTTGAAACTTCTACTCCTTCACCACGGCAAGCACAGCTAGGACAGCCACATAGGCGGCAAGAAGATATGCGAGCAAAATGAGCCTCTACAAGTTCTTGGGTGGGCACCATTTCTGAGATGGCTTCTGGGTGGGCTAGGAGGAAGATTTGACGACAGGACTCAATATTTTGTTCTAGGCTAAGTCGGCACATTCCTTTTCGATATTATCGTATACGTGGATGGCTTGATTTATCTCTTCATCGGTGGATTCAACCATTTTTTGGATTATTAGCCTTTCCAGGCTATCATGTTTGATCCATTCGTTTGGGGGTAGATCACCAATGGAGCGAGATAAAGCAATTAGACGCTTTTCTTCTATATCGTGGGTGGTCAACAATTCGACCAATTCAGCTATGATCTGTTGACGCATCCTTTTATCCCTTAGAGTATATACAATGTATTATACGTTTGTCAAGGGCAGAGAGGTATCAGAAATTTCACTCTTGGATCTGAACAGAGTTTCAGGGGCTTCCCCTCGACCTGTGGTCCACCCACCAAGGTGGACCACTGTCCACAGGGTTATACGTTTGAAACCACCTCCCAGGTAACAACTATTTTCATGTGTACTAATATAATACAGTTTATGTATATGAAAGTGCCAAATTGAACACATAGGGGGTGAAAAAATTTCATAGGTACGCCCAGCTTGGCTACCCGGGTGGGGGGCTTGGGGTTGGGTCGGTGTTTCAAAATCAAACACAACCATGTGACAACTTGGCACAATCTTTGCACTTGCAACCCTCGTGCCAACCTTGACCAACCATCCTACATGCAAGCTTCATGCCAACCCCCATCGACGGGAGGGGCGGGGGGCCGTTCTACCTGGTAAAACAACTGTTGAGCGTGGCTAGTGTGCAAACTTTTACCCACAGTGCGAAAACATTTACCCTATTTGTGCACGTTTGGCACTATATCAAAAGTACATGATCCTTTAGAATCAAGGGTTTATGGGGTGGCCCGATTATTGCTTTTATACATGGCATGAGCATGAATCGACCGAAGCGACCGTGGGAACCACCAAGGGAGGCTCACATGCCTGATATCTTTGACGATCATCTCTTGATCTGTCACTCTGATGGTTCACCGTGCCCGGATGGCTGTGATATTGCTGCGGACCCTGAGCAGCTGGCCCGTTACATCGATGCAACATCAAAGTGACCGTAGATCGTACACCATGTTGCGTAACGGTGCTTTGACGCATCGCATTTCGCACACTTACAGCGGGCACGATTCCTGCTATATATGGGGATAGGAGACTGTGAAGGCTCGTACGGTCCTCAGGAGTTTGCAACGTACAAAGAGGCCCGTAAACAGTGCGCGCCCTATCATTCTCTGGTAGACTTGACAAACTGACATGGACACTCGAATCCTCGCCTGGATGTTTCTGTTGGTGATCCTAGTGGCGCTCCCAACGCTCTATATGCTCTTGACATTGGCGGCCCGGCTGCCATACTAGGGGAAAACCATGGGAACCTTTAAGACGTGGCAGGAAGCACATACAGAAGCGCAGAAGGATGCTAACCTAATGGGGCGACCCATGGCACTAGAGTATGCTAAAGAGTATGGTAGGGGAGTCTATCGTGTTAAGATGATCCCGTGTGATCCGAGTAAACGCTTTGGTTGGGAGGCACGGTGCGAGGTAGTCGAACCCGAAAGGCGGACGCCATGACGACTCCCAAACGTGCCTATACCGCACCGCCACGAGAGCAACTAGCATGGGCAGCTGTTGAAGCCTGTGCTAAGGTGGGGGTTGACCTAGCCACGTTCTACCGTGAATACTTGGTACCAGCCGAGCGTGAGCGTTCTGAGACAAGGGGGCTCTAGACATGGTTAACAAGGTGACAGTCAAGATTTTTCACAGCGTGCCTGACGGACCGTATGCGACCCTATGGGTAGGAAACACCTATCAGGGTGAGAGTGATGATCCCCGGAATCACGACGTCTCCCTGACTACCCCGGTCTTAACTGCGGATCGGTACGCGCACAAGATGGAGCATGTACTCAAGATCGAAGAGGGCGACTGGATCACGATCACTAATCATGGGAAGGTAAGGCCCGAGGCCGAAGAAGATGCTATAAAAGGTCTCACTAGTAGGGCGGTAGAGAAGGAAATTGAATCCTGGAGGGAAAATGGCTAGACACCCGAACTACGAAGAAGACCCAAAGCGATGGCGGGCACCAGCCTACAAAGTCAAGGGGTATAATGGTGTAGCGTGGTTCGTGCGAGGATGGGAGACTCAACCCGACGAAGACACCGAGTGGACAGGATACGAGACAAGGACAGGCAGGGTAGTGGCGACCATGGTGGGTGATGACAGGAGGTTCACGTTTGACCCAGACGATCTGACCCCGATTCGTCGCCGTGACTACTGCGGCGGGTGTGGGCAAATGGGATGCACTCATGCCTAGATTCAGGGCGACCATCCGAGGCAATCGGGGCGAAGCTTCACGTTTGGGGAGTGCCAAGTCGGGGATTAAGGCCGAGGTAAATGGGTGGGACCTAGGGGTAGACGTGTTTGCACGAGATGAAGATGGAGAAGATGAGTTACATGTGTACATGACGTCAGGGAGCAATGGGCGCACCCATGAGCGCCATGTAGGAACGGTGCGTTTGGTGGATGGGGTACCAACGTGGGAACCCGTCTAACTCAGAGAGGCCGGATTTTCTTGTTCTGTATGTGCGGGTGCGGATCAATCTGTGCCCCTGTTAATAGTGCTGAATTCGAAGTTAGAGTAACCCCGGATGGTGTTGGACGATGTGATGCACATGGGAAGCTAAGGAGGCCAAATGATGTTCCGCCAGGTTGTCCTACATGCACAAGGTGGAGTCAGGTCAATGGATAATCAACCTGCTTTGGATAGTACCTGTCCTGATGACTGTCCTTGCCGGGATTTATGCACTTGTTGTGGTTTATTGCTAGTAGAATGTGTGTGTACGGAGGAATGCAAGTGAATCGTGGGATATGGAAGTGGGACCCATTGAGTCAAGAGCTTGTCAAGGTGGCGACTCAACCCGCGCCTGTGGTCAAGGTTGAGTCAAAGCCCGAGCCTAAACTCTACACCGGTCAGTACATCTAAGGGAGAATGGATCATGACTTACATCGTAACCAAAATTGAGTCTCACAATGGTCAGTATAAGGTGACAGCCAAAGACGCTGATACCTCAAAGTTGAAGCGTCGAAACATCGAAAGCTTGACAGACGATGCGAACGAGTTTAAGGTGGGGCAGTTAGTGACGCTGATGATGGTGGCGCTGCATGATCATACGTTCGGGGAAAAGAATGAGTAACCTATGGCCCTTGCTCATTGCTTCAATTCCATGTGAGTGCAAGGGAGCATGTCCCATTCAGAAGTTAGGACCCGAAAGATGGTGGGAGTTAGTGAAAGGAATAGAAGAAAGGAAAAAGGAGAAAAAGAGTTGATCCTCAAGAAGCTTCTATCTGAGACCGCTAGACGCAAGGACCGGGGAGTAGTGTGCTCAATCGGCGACCCACAGTGGGGCAAGACGTACACACACACCGAATGGGCACGAGAGGAGAATCGGGAGGTAATCCGTCTCCTGGTCCAAACCAAGGAACCCGAGTCTATCGTGGGGTACGACGTTAAGCATCCCGTGACAGGGAAGCTTCAATTCGAGCTAGCTTCGATGTACCGTAAGATCAAGGAAGGCCCTAAGTCAAAGTTGTGGCATATCTTCATTGACGAACTCGACAAGCCCCGAGAGGCAAGCCTATCCTCGATCCTCACCCTAATCTGTGACCGCATGATTGAAGATTACACGCTGCCTGATACGGTGAGCATGTCGGCAGCTATGAATATCCCCCGTGCCCCGCTACCTGAGGCCCTGGTGGCTCGATTGCTCTTCGTACCATTCCCTACAACGGATGATTTGACCAATCAAATCATCCCATCTATGGGAATCTTCCAATCCGTTGCAAGGGAATACCTTAAGGTGCCTAAGGTAAGTTTTCCTGAGCGCAAGAAGAACGCGGGCACCATCCACAAACTTTTGGCATGGAGCAAGTGTGACGAGTTTTGGACTGACGAGGCACTGAGGCATACGGTAATCACGGGATTGGTGCCTGTTGAGGATATCGCGTGGTGGACCGACAAGATGAACCCTAAGCTGTTTACTGGGGTTGACTTGACTAAGTGGGCCGAGCTAGCTCGCCCATCTGACGTGCTCAACAGTCTTATCGACGTGCTCAACAGCGACCAGAATCAACAGAAGCGATATGACGTGATGAAGGTATTGTGTGATCGGGCCAATGAGGAACCGACAGGGGAAATGGCAAAGGTACTGGAGAAGCTTGCGGATAGGATGCATGAGGTAAAGTGATACATTTCTGGATTAGAACTTGCGGTCATATTGGGGTCGTGTTTACTGCTTCGGTCTTTTGGGTACATATTTCACCCCCATGGGTAATATGTGCCTATTGTAAAAGAGACAGAGGGATTGTATAATGTGCGATAGGCGACTAAAGAAAAAGGTGAAGTAATGGCATGGGTCTTCCACATGAATCGGCGATGTACCCACATATGCGCCACTAATGAGAGACCCAAGTGGACCACGAACCTCGATAGCATGTGCTGTAAGTGTGACCATCACCGAGCACTATGTAGCTCGTGCCGACGAGATAGGAGACAGCATTGAAGGCCTCTCTCCCTTCTAAAGATCTCATGACCCCCGGGGTGAAATGGTATCTCAAGGAGCTAGATCGAGAGCCATTCATTGACGAACATATCCCCATTGCAGCCACGGTCTACACGAAGAATGGTCAAATGTGGTGTGTGCTGGGCAAGAATTGGCCCGATCTACGGCCAGAGTTACAGGTTGAGATTCTAGCACATGAGGCGGGTCACGTGGCAGGCGGGCACGATATCAGGTTAGGGGACCGTGATCCACGGTTGTGGAACATCGTGTGCGATGCTGCCATCCACTACTCTGGTGGAGTGCAAGCGTGGGCGGTCGAAGAGGTAGGGGGTGTTACGTACGAACGTCTGGAGCTACCCCCCGCACCCCCCGAGATTGCCTACGACATGCTCAAGCAAAAGCTTCCTCCCCAGGGAAGTGGAGAAGGGTGCGGACGGGAGCATGGGGGAGAAGTGTGCGGGGCATCGTCAGAGGAAATGAGTGAGGCAGCAAAAGCTAGAGCGTTGATTGCGGCTGTGAGAGGATCACAAGAGATAGGGGGGAGTCGAGGAAGTCAAGGTGGGGGAGCGGCAAGGGAAATTCCCGACGTGATCCCCGCTGTTCCAGCATGGGTACAAGAGGTACTCCATCGACTCAAGCGAGCAGTTAACTACGATGATCGGTCAAGACGGTGGATCAGGGAAACGAGACGTGACGTGGACCCAATCATGTTGCCAGGGCGATCGGCTCGATTAGGGGTCGCGTGTACCTTTATCTGGGATTTGTCAGGGTCAATTAGTCACGAAGATGTTGCCACGTTCTTAGCTGCCGTCGATGGCACTCCAGAGCTACAGGGGTCAGAGGTTGTCGCGTTCTCTGATATTGCTGTAGGGCCCCGTCCCGTAAGGTATGCCCGAGAGCTAGCAGCGGAGTGTCCGAGCGGGGGGACACAATTCCATGCTGGGGCCGCCCTAAGGCGATCGGGTGTCCCCGTAGTGTGGATCACTGACGGCTACACAGGAGACGGATGGCCCGAGCCACACGACGTTGAAGAGTTGTGGGTCATTACAACGGAGGTTGAGCCGCCATATGGCACGAAGATCAAAGCAACAGCTTAGATACATAATCAGAATGTGGAGGAATTGTTCTCATTTTTGTGTATCCAGAGATAATGAGTATGGGGACAAATTTACGGTATATCAAGTCAAGGTTCAAGCTGGGTGCTGTATGTGCGATACTCAACCCACTGAAGAGTGTGTGACTAAACATGGCAAAATCAAAGTCAACTAGTCCTAGAGGAATTATTTGGTGGATACACGTGAATTGTCATCATATGTGTGGATTAAATATCGCAAGGAGCCAAGTTTCAATTGGTATTGGGAGCAAATGCTGCTTGTGCGGAGAATACTACAGTCGTTGTATAGTACATAAAGAGCGATCATGAAAACTTTCGTGATCCGAAAATGTAAACACTTTTGTGTAATACATAACTTTGAACGAGTTTTCAAGGTCTCTTTAGATGAGGTATCTTTTGATTGTTCTATATGTAGAGGAAGAGATGATTTAGGTTGTCAAACATGTAAAGATAGGGAGAAAAAGTGACCGAATTCGAACAGCACTATCAAAAGTATAGATTCAAGATGTATCAAGAAGCTCGTCAGCAAGGGGCGAGTCATGAGCAAGCTCAGGATGCCGTTCAGGTAGCGGCACATAAGCTGAGCCAAATGTCCACCATTCAATACATTGACCAAAATAGGGTCAAGGGTTTATTCTGTGCCGTTACCCGACATGCGACGATTGATAAGTTACGGTCGGAGGGTCTATACCAGGACATGAAGACAGATTACTGGCTAGACCCTACAACCGCACCTAAGGTGACGCCTAAGAGGTCCAGGGAGCTACATATCTCTATCGCGGTCCATCGCGCCCTAGCTCAACTCTCGGAGTTAGAGAGCTATGTGGCATGGAAGTATTGGGCCATGGATCAATCATGGAGAGAGATCACAGAAGATTTGAGGGTATCAAGGGGACAAGTTTGGTATAAGTTGAAGTGGATAAGGTTTATTAGGAAGTTGCGTTCTAAACTGAAGAAGGAATTGATTAACGTGGGGGCGAACAACCTATGATAGTATTCTTTATACGGAATGATGGAGAGGTTTGTGCAAAGGGTTCTAAACTGGACAGATTTGACGTGATTAGTTCAGAATACGGGAACAAGAATAATCTATGCTCTACTAAGTCAGGTTGTCGAACATGTAACCACACAAGAAAATCGAAGGGTGGAGTATGACCCCCATATATAACATCGAAGGGTTCAAGGCGTCAATGTCTTCTCAGGAGACGAAAAATCCACCTTTTCCCACAACCCGCTTGGTCCTTGGACTAGGCGTATTTCTTGTCGCTCTGATGTTCTACCTTGGATATATAGTCGGTTACGGTATAGGAGCCACAACGAATCCACCTTGCCCGTTAGATAAGATGACCCCCGACTCACTGTGGCAGGGTCAATCGCCTCACCGGTATCATATATCTTTTTGGAATGGTGGACTAGGACAAGGGAGCGCCCTTTGAAAAGGTTAACCAAAACGTCTCCGACGATCTTCATTTCAGTTGAGTCATTCTCGTCAGCATTATGAGTCTCACGAAAGACGTCAATGATCGTAAGATTAGGGTTAGCGGATTCGATTACGTTATGCAGCCAGGCGACGTGCTGGTAATTAAGGAGGTTCAGGGGGTGTTTTACATCATCTGGATGGATAGTCAAGAAGTTTTCGCCACTGAGGTCTACCCCTAATGAAACCATCTTCTCCAAGCGTTGTCGCCAGATTAACTCGGATGTATCAAATTGGAGATATAAAGTTCTTGATTTTTGAGTTACCCAACCGAGGAAAGGTACACCTTGTGCGACGCTGCGTGCAAGGTCTATTGCAAGAAAACTTTTCCCCGATTTGGGCGGGCCTTCAAGCAATACGATACCCGGGTTAGGAATTTGTTCATGGACGAGCCATTGCAAGTTTGGACGTGGGGTGTCAAGATATTGACTTGTTGTCAATATCCGGGTCAAAGGGGACTCCTTTCAAGATGAATACATGGACGCCGTCCCCTACACAATGGGGGGACATTCTAAAACAGTACCACATTGGACAACATTGTAAGTGGAGGGTTCCGAATAGTAGAGTTTGTTATAGTCCGAGTTGTGTATGGTTGCTCAAGACAACGGATGGATTCTTGGCAGTTATAAGGGGGAAAGAGTGAAAGGGTTAAAGCCAGGGATTGGGGCGGACGTGGCGAATCGGACGAACCTCAATTGGGTTGGCGTGGTGTCAATCTAAAGGGTGGTTTATGGTGCCCAGAATAGCGACACATCAACTCGTAACAAATGTTTGGGACTGGGAACGTGAAAGTTAATATATTCATCAATCGTTGTGGGCATATTTGTACGGGGAAATCAAAGGAATTTAAGGTCACTGATATGTATGATATGTGTTGTCGTTGTTGGCCTCAGTGGTGGGATGGTACACAATTGTATAAGACATGTCTTTTAAAGGAGGAATCATGACTTTTTGGATAAATAATTGTAAATGTAAAAATATATGTATTTCTCCTAGTCCTACTCCTCGAAAAGGATACTTTTTAACTGACGAATGTTGTTGGTGTAAACCATATTGGTGGAAGTTTCCTCTTGACTCTTGCTTGAGTCATAAGAATAATAGGGATCGCCTTTCATAAAGCCTCATGGCTTTATACGTTTGGCGCAGGCCCCCAGGTAACACATGTATGCAAATCGCACATGTTACCTCACGCATGGTGCCAAACGTATAATAGGGTGATGATGAAAAAGCTAGCGCGCCGAATCAAGCCCCGGAAGTTTTTCTTTTGGGGGGCATGTCCCCATATCACCGTACACTTTAATCTGAAATGGGCTTGTGCTCAGCCCTACATGAATGATCCGGGCGATCATTGTTATCGGTGTAGATAAATGAAACATCTAGCTCGTTCCCCGAGTCAGACGATGACGTGGCTAAGGTGCCCCATCCTTCGCACCTTGGAGTACAAGCTCGGGGTGCGTCCCAGAAGGATGAGCAAGGGGGACATTGCCGCCATCGCTGGGCGGGGATTTGCTAAGGCGATGGAGGTGTACAACCTTGGGACAGGAGACCCGATCGGATCGGGCTTGGAAGAAATTGCTCACTCAAAGACTGAATGCCAGGATCAAGGTCGGTATATCGCCGACTGGGATCTTTCTTATTACTCGGCCATGGAAGACCGGGTTAAAAGAGCCGTGGTCAAATATGTGGCTAATGATCCCATCAAAGCACGCGGGCTCACTATAGAAGACGTGGAGTTAGTGTTGCCCGAGCATGGAATGGCCAGGATAGATGTTGGGGCACGAGACGCTTCAAGGCTAGTCGTGGTAGACTACAAGTTGAAGTTGTGGCTCGACTCAAAGTACTACGATAAGGAAGTTGAGAGCTACCGTAACTCGTGGCAGCAATTTCACTATGCGTGGGCATATGGGGACCACAAACAAGAGCCTATCAACAGTTACTATATATGTCTCGTGGTGTGTGAGCCCCGATTCTCTGCCAAACTCCATGAGTACCCGGTCCACCCTGAGTCCCTACAAATGTGGAGGGAGTCGGCTGAGAGGATTTGGCGCCAAATGGATCTAGAGGATCTTGAGATGGCTCAACCTTGGATGGCGGCCCTCCATGAAGACAAATATGGTCCCTGTCCGATGAAGGATGCGTGCTTCACTCACAGGTTCGACATGAATCTCATGACCCAAAATGATTATGTCACCATCGAAAAACGTGATTAAGCCCCTGTTCTTTTGGGTTCTTCCTTGCGGGCATATGATAACTGAAACAAGTTTTGAAGGGATATGGCTATCCGGAGGTTTAATGTGCCCCCGACCTTGTCCAAGGTGCCCCAGATGATCCTCTTTGCTCTCTTCAAGTGTGGGCACATTATCAAGTATCATGACAATCACATGCATTATCGCCCCGTTTGTGTCCCTGTAAAATGCGAGAGAAGGTGTAGATAGATGCCCATCTTTGCCATTAAGTCGTGTTCGCACTTTTGTATGGAGAGCCCAAGGTCACGAGCATGGGCGGTGGCAAAATATGATATACATTGCATGGCCTGTTCGGTTAGAACAGACCCTTATTTACCCCAGTGTAATGCATGTAGACATAGGATAAAGGAAAATGAGAGAAAAGTTTAGCCTCGACCTCAAGACAGCAACCCTTGAAAAAACCATCATGCTCATTCATGGAGGATATGCGTCGGGGAAAACTTATCTCATTGCTGATTTTCTCAAGTATTATTCAAAGGAAGGGCCCGTCAAGTTTATCAACGTGGCGGGGGAAGATGGGTACCTCAGTGCCCAGTCATTCGGGTTAGGCAACATCGGAGAAACCGTCACCACATATGACGATTTGATCGCCTGCCTGAATGACGCCAAGAAAGAGAAGTGTGTCGCTATCGGGGTTGACTCCATGAAAATGGCATCCAAATTAGCCATGGCTCATGTCATTGGCTCAAGTGACCGGATGCCGTCAGTTGGGGGGAACGGGAACGAGTGGGGCTCCGTCCACTTCGCGATGGAAAACATCACGAATCGAATGCGGAATGCAGCCCCCTGGGTCCTCTGTGTGTGCCCTTCTGACAAGAGTGTCAACCAACTCGACGGACGAACCTATGTGACCCCTGATCTACCGGGGAGAGAAGCCGCTGGGTCGGCTGGATGGTTCGATTTCGTTGGGTTCCTCTCAGCTGATGTAGTCGGGCCGGGCAAGATTCAACGAAAGGTGAAATTCGCCCCGAATAACACCATTTTGACTCGTCAACGCTTGCCCCGCCCAATCGTGAACGATATTGAGTTACCAGAAGGAGAGGGAAGCTGGGGAAAAATCGTTGGGGAAATCAATGGTATTCTTGGAAGTGCCAATGCCAAAATTGGGGTATCATCGCCCCCGGCGCAAGCGGCAAGTCGTTGAGAGTCTTTATGAAGTACTATCTAGCTCATCTAAAGGGAGATCACTAAAGTGCCTAGGATTGACGTGCATATCGAGTTTGACGATAATCAGTCCATCCATCGAAACTTTGATACCGCAGCGTTGGACCAAGCGGATATCTTGGATATCATCGATGGGATGCTCGATTTTATTGACTTCGAAGACTATGTGCAGGACGAGAACGTGATTCATGGCTAAGCGCAAGAAGAATCACCTAATCGATGGGTTGTTCCATCTAATGTTCCATCTAATGAGAGGATAAAGAAGAAATGAGTGACGTTGAGAGCATTTTTAACGATCTACTCGATAAGAGTCTCCCGGTCGATGTCTTGACCGAGGCAAATGACAAGACTATCCCCGGAGGCTCCTATCGTCTGGACGTGGTGAAGAAGAGCATGGAATCTGCGTCTGATAAGTCCCCCTGGCCAGGCCGAGTCATGGTCAGGATTCAAGCTGAAGCATCCCTCAAGAATGGGGATGGGGAATTCAAGCGACGCGGACGCATCTTCTTCGACGCGAGTCCAGAGGTTGTGCGGGACCGTAACGATAAGCTCGATGCCCCGAGTCGCTTGTGGGCCAACCTGGTGGCTGTGGTGGGCCGTGGGGCGACTCACCGACAAGTCTATGACTACCTCGGGGAGTACCCTCTGTCCGCCACCATCTCCCGATCCTTCAAGAAGGTTGAGGGCGGTTGGGCTACCCCGAAGAGTGAGCAGGAAGAGAAGACGCTTCTCCAAGATGGGGCAGAGCCCCGTAACTTCGTGCAAACACTGAGAGGATTTAATGGCTAAGTCAAAGAAGAGTAAGTATCGTTGTATTTTAGATCGAGATCGGATCTTTGTTAATACTCTTGTTTCTGATCTCGGTTCTAATGTAAAGACTATTGCTAAGAGATTAAAGGCAAGGGGTATTAAGGGATATCAGGGAGAGGGATCTTCATGTCCCCTCGCTAACTATTTCCTTGATTGTGGGTTCGATGAGGTATCAGTTCCTGACTCGGACGTTGTTGAAATGTTTAGACTGGATGACGAATTGTTCCCAATGCCAAAAGCATTTAGGAATTTTGTGTCACAGTTCGACGATGGGAAGTTTCCCGAATTAGTGGAGGAAAGGTAATGCCTAAGAAGAAGTCAATCAAAAAGGGGAAGGGAATGAGCCCCTATACCCCATCAGGGAAGTCAGCAAGTAAGCCCGGGAAGCAACTCAAGGGTAATCGCTAATTGTCCGAGCCGCATCACACCCACTGTGATTGTTGGCCCGATTGTTGCTGTTGGTGCTTGATCGGGCTCAACGAGTGGGAGCAACTATGGCAAGAGAGGATGGCAGATCCTCCATGGAACATTCGAGAGGCATTCTTCGGTGCTGAAGAAGCCTAAGACGTGCGAGGGATGCCCCCTCTACCAGACCGGACAAGGATTCGTGCCTGACGAATTGGTAGAGGGGGCCCTAGTGATGGTGATTGGTCAGAATCCAGGTGAGACCGAGGAACGTGAAGGTCGGCCCTTTGTGGGGAAAACTGGTGAGGCCATGATCCAAAACTACTTTAGTGTAGCGGGGTTGAGGCGTGGAGAAAACGTCAGTATTGGTAACACCCTTAGATGCCGATGGCAAGCTAGCAACAACCTTCCAAGTGGAAATCACCTTAGGGATGCTGTGGTTCATTGTACCCGAGCGCATCTACAAATTCCTCAACACACCAAGCTTGTCGTTGCCCAAGGGGCTCTAGCTGCCAAAATGCTATCAAATGATCCTAATCTATCAATCGAGAAATGGAGGGGATTCTTACTCCCAAATGGCGTGGAAAGAGACCGATCCAAACGAGCCAAAGATCAAGATCAAAAAGACGAAGAATAAGATGTCTTGTCAGGTTGAAGGATGTACCAACACGTATAAGTATGTATTTGTGTGCCCAGAAAATGACAAGATCAAGGTATGTGAATTTCATATGCCTGAGTATCGAGATAAGTATACATGGACGAGGGTGAAATCATGACCCCGGCGGCGCGGGCGCTGACTGAGATTCGCGCACACATGACCGTGCAATATTGTGACTTTCACACGCATCACGAGTGGCTGCGCGTGGCGCTCTCCGCCCTCGACGCCGCCGAGGCGCGGGTCAGAGAATTCGGTGAGCACATGGCGGAGTGTGATACCAAAGGCGATGCACTCGACCGAGCGACAGCGCGGGAGCCCGAGCCGCCCGAGAACGTCGAGCGGGTGGCGAAGGCACTAGAGCAGAAGTTTGGTCAGCCCACGGATTACTACGGGTGGGAAGAAATCGCCGCTGGCGCGCTGGCGGCCATGCGAGATGGCAGCTGAATGGACGCCTGGCCCGAGTTCCCGGGGTTCATCCCTGAGGATCTGGAAGTTGCCATTCTGGCGAACCCGGAAGAATCTGCGCGAGCAATATGCCGCGTGACCAAGCGGAGCATCGCCATCGCGCTCGGGCGAGGGGAGTGATGGGATGAGGCAAGACTGGGTATGGAAGAGATTCGAGAAGCGTTCGAGAAAGCCTTAAATGAGTGGAGAGTGAGAGAATGCGCGTAAAGGTTGAGGAACCTCGCGAGAAGAGTAAGAGTCGAAAAGTTAACTCCTATGTGAAGGCCCGACTAGTGAGTGCGGCTCTAGCCGAAGCATCTCTTCGGGCCTCTCAAGAGATTACAAGGTTGAGTATGGGTCTCAATGGAGCACAATTAGCGGAAGCTGGGAGGATCTTGGGAAATGACTGATCGTGATATGTTTGCCGCAGCAGCCCTCACAGGGTTGCTCTCATTTGGGATTGAGTTGTGGCCCTTTAGGAACGTCAAGAAGGCTGCTAAGTTGGCATATGAATATGCTGACGCGATGATTGATGCATCGATTGGCACAAAGCCTTTGCAGGCTCCTAAGAACGTTGAGACGAAGATTCGTCCATAATATGGTTTGGTTTTATATTTATCCTGAATGTACTCATATGTTAACGGATACAAGTAAAAAGTATCCTGATGTCATTAAGAGATTTGAAGTTAAAATACTATTGTATAGTGGGTGCAGAGGTGGATGTAGAAAATGATTTACTACGTGAGTCTCGATAACCCCAACCCCAGCGGTGGAGTGCGGACCCAATATCGACATGTGGAGATTCTAAACGATCATGGGTATCCAGCGTCAATGTTGCACCAAAAGCCGGGATTTACAGCGGCAACATGGTTCACTTCCAGGGCTCCCGTCCGATCGGCGCCTGAAGTTGAGATTGGCCCAGGTGACGTGCTCGTGTGGCCGGAAATACTTCGGACCAGCATTCACCACTTGGGGGGAATCAAACAGATCATCTTTAATCAAAACATACACTACACCTTCCGGGGCTCATATGCTCCCGGTCTACCAGTCATTTCCACCAATCCTCGATACGACTACGCCCATGGTGCCGTAGCCACAATGGTGTTAACCGAGTATGAGCGAGACCAGCTTCGTCTTTTTGTGCCTGGGCATCGGGTTGCTGTGGTTGAGCATGGTATCGATCCTGGGGTATTTGGTTATGACGGGCGATCGAAGAAGAAGCAAATCGCTTTTATGCCCCGGAAGCACCAAGACGAAGCCGAGAATGTTTTCGGATGGTTGGCAACCACAGGAGCCCTCAAGGGGTGGGATGTTGTGGCGATTGACCAAGCCACCGAAGCACAAACTGCCGAGATATTGAAAGACTCAGCGATCTTCTTTGCGTTTGGATATCCTGAAGGGGGTACACTACCTCCATTTGAGGCCATGGCATGCGGGGCGATAACCCTTGGTTATGGTGGTTTTGCAAGCGACAGATTAATGGAAGAGTGTGGTGGGATTTGTGTGTCAAGCGGAAATACGATGGCGTTCGCCCAAAAGGCCCGATATTGGCTGGAAAATTACCCATACCTCCCCGGGGAGATCGAGAAGAAGCTCTCCGAGAAGACTCTAAATAGGTTCCCTATGGAGCGAGAGGCGCAACGGTTGACTGAGTTTATGAAGGAGATTATGAGTGCTTAGATACTTGGTTGGATTGAGTCTTCTATTGGTGGCGTGTGGGGGGCCTCTCCAGGGAGCAACCCCTCCCCCACCAACCCCGCCCGCTTCCACAGGTCTCTACTCTTGCCCCACTTGCACCAAGGTCCACACATGGTCAGTGGACGCCAATCATCGAATGGTGTGGGATGGGCAACCGTACATCCCTGTGGGGACATTTTGGTCCAATCGCCAATTTGCCCCCGCAACGATCACTAACTTCAACTTTTGGATTGACGAGCTTCCTTCCTTTCCCAACTTAGACAAGATCACGAACGAGATGGTGGCAGCTAAACAGACCTACACACTCGTGATCGGGTATCCCCCTGCTCCACGTGACGCCAATTGGATCTTTGATCCCACAAAGGTCTCAACCATGTTGACCCAGTGGCGGAAATACGCCCCTTATGTACGGAAAGAGGGGCTCCGCGCGGTATTCCTATTTAATGAGATCAACTGGGAGTGGTCATGGTCCCCCGCGCATAGTGCCGATCAATATGGGCAAAAGTTAGGATCACTTGCGAGCGAGGTGAGGGAGATTTTTGGGGTGCCCGTCTTGTACAAGAGTGCGGGTACTGGGGGAGGGTTCCAACATGTGTTTGTTGGGGCGACCTATGCGAATGGGTTGGGGTTGGATTTGTTCCCCCAAACCTGTTCAACCGTGTCGCTTCCTACGTCAGTGAGACCTCTTGGGCTTAAGTGGATGGCTGAATTCGGGAAACACTCAGGTGCACAAGAAGGTTCAGGTATTTCACCCTTTGTCCCCTTCGCGTCAAAGGTTGAGCTTCAGTGCCACATTGACCAATATCTCAATGCGGGGTTTACTGGGTTCTTCCGTGCGGTGATGAATGGGACGGATGCTCAGAAGAGGCAAGACCTTCAGTGGTTAGGAGAACTAAAGGCGTATATTCAACAGAAGGTTGGGGGAGGTACGGTGAATCCATGTCCGTAAGGAAGATTGGAGTCGTCGTCCCATCGAATCGACCTGAGCAGCTAGCCACGTTCAAAGAGAACTGGAAGAAGTGTTTAGAGGAATCAGAAGCGAGGTTATACGTCGTTGAGGACAATGAAGAGACTTGGAGAGATATTCGGGGAGACCTTGGTCACAATAGCTGGATTATTCCGGTTAGGACTGACTGTATTCGCAGCTATGGTTATCTTCAAGCTTTTAGAGATGGGATGGACTATATTGTCACGTTGGATGACGATGTAAAGCCCCAAGGGGACAACCCCATATTGGAGCATGTCAAATGGTTAGATACCTATGTGGAACCCGATAACTGGGTCCGAACCCTTAAAGAGGGCCCACCAACTCGTGGCTTGCCCCTTTTGCGGAGAGTGGTTCTATCACATGGTCTCTGGGATGGAGTACCAGACGTATCCGCCCAGGTGCAAATCAGCGGATATGAGCCATACGTTTATAGTAACGTTCGAAATAACCAAATTATCCCGAAGGGTAAATTCTACCCCATGAGTGGGATGAATTTAGCATGGGTGTCTCCTCTCACTCGGTTTATGTACTTTGGGTTACAGGGATATGATATCCGTGATCCCTCTCAGGAGTGGGGACTCCATCGATCGGGGGACATTCTAGCAGGGGTCATGTCGAAGATTATAATTGACTCCGGCTTTCTATATGCGGTACATTCTGGAAGTCCCTTTGTGTGGCACGATCGAGCCTCAGACCCTATTAAGAATTTGGAGCTAGAGGCGAAGGGAGAGCGTGCCCCGTTTATCTATGCTGAATCCTTAAAGGGGTCTGCTTCGTATCTTATGATGGCTGAAAGACTCTTCCACATGGATTATCCATCAAAGCGATATTGTCGTTCTCTTGGGCAGGCGATGAGGGTGTGGTGGGAGATAACGAGGAAGGGATGAAATATAGATTCTGTGTTTGGGCCGATTGTATTAGCGCTTACTCTATTGGGGGAGACCGATTTGACCTCTGTAACTACCTCGGTGTGTATACCGGTCTTAGGAACGCTCCATCTCGCCGACCTTTATCGCAATCCCAAAATGACCATCCCAACAGTGAGGGATTGGCAGAAGGTGAGGGAGTTTCTTGATGGCAAATGGCCCCTCCCCCAACCTGAGTATCGGACAGAAGTTATTGCTGGTGCCTGTGAAGATTGGTTTCGTGGCGCTCATGGTGCCCCTTTTGTTGCTATTGACACTGAGTATAACCCTGACAACGGTTTCCTACTACTCATCGGCCTTGGTTATCCTGGTGCACGATATGTTAGTCAGTTCGATCATAAGAATGCGGACTGGAGAGAACGGCGAGCATTTGGGGAACTACTCAAAGAACTAATTATTACAAAGCCTGTAATATTCCAAAACGCAATAGCTGATATCCCAGTCATTGAACAAGCTTATGGGATTACACATAGAGACTATTGTAGAATCGAAGATACAATGTTGGGCCACGCAGTTCTATGGAGCGATTGGCCCCACACATTAGAGTTCTTAGCTTCCATTTATGGAAAGCATAATAAGATGAAGCACCTATCCACCACTGATCCTAACTTATATAACGTGGGTGACGTGGTGGATACTATCTCAGCATGGGAAGGAATTTCAGGTGAGTTCAAAGGTGATCCCCTTTCGTACAAAATCTACCGTGACCAATCCATCAACCTCATCCCTATCATCCTCAAAGCCCAATCCAAAGGACTACGTGTTAACCGAGCCCGAGTGGATTCAGCATTGCAAGAACTGTCAGACACCAAAAAGTGGGCTCAATCTATCGCCCAACTCTACGCAGGCTACCCTATTAACATCGGGTCTGACGATCAACTCAAATTCTATCTCTATGAAGAAGAGTGTCTTCCCCCTCAATTTCTACCGCGATCCAAAAAGTGGACAGTGGATGGTGACGCTATCGCCGCACTTAGAGCGTTGGTGGGGCCAGCCTTTGATCCAGACGAAGAAGCTAAAGAAGGCCTCTCAATTCAGTCAGCATGTGATCGATTGGAGGCAGGCGCTCACCCCATCTTAGAGGCTAGAGTCGTGTATGCGGCTGCTCAACAGTCGTTGAGTCATTATGTGCTACCAATGTGTTACCTGGAGGGGGGTCTCAAACGTATAAAGGATGAGATTCATCCCCACTTCCTGTGCCATGCTCAGGCTTCAGGACGGTGGAGCACGGTGGATCCCCCCATGGCTCAGATCCCTAAAACCCTTCAGGATTTAGTGATCCCCCATGAAGGGGAGAGGTGGATAGACTTCGATTGGGATCAAATTGAACTGCGATTGTTAGGAGCCTTAAGTCAAGATGAAATCTACCAAGAAGCGTTCCAAAAAGGATGGGACATTCACACGCTTAACTGTTGCGATGTATTCGGATGGGAGTATCCTTCTGACAAGAGAAAACCTCATGACGCACCAAGTGACGCTGCTTGGAGGAATAAAGTTAAGTGGGCAGGCAAGGACGACCCTAGGCGGCGCTTTGCGAAAGTCTTCATCTTCAGGTTGAATTATGGGGGCGAAGCTAAGACCGCGACTGACATTCCTGGTACAAAGCAACTCGGGCTTAAAGCAGGTGATTTGGTCATTGGTTCGAGGAAGTATCTTGGTAAACATCCTAGAATTCGACAATATTGGGACTCTATTACGCGTGAAGGAATTGCGAAACGAGAGATTAGGACGTTTCGAGGACGCCGTAGACGACTACTCACCGACTCCAAAAGTGCCATGAAGAGACTTATTTACAATCATCCCATGCAAGGAGGGGTCTCAGATATATTCAATATTACTCTAATTCGTATTGCGAATGCTTTACCGAATGCTGTCTTTAAGTATGGAGTACACGATAGTCAGAAATGGGGAGTCCCCGAACATGAATATGATCGGTCTCTTGAAGTAGTGAAAGAGATTGTGAATACTCCATGGAATATCAACGGGACAGATGTTGTACTCCCTGCTACATTTAAGGGATAAAACCTTGAACATCGATGCCCAAGAATACTTAGATTTGATTGAAGCCACCCATCGTCTCGCTTTTGTGGATATTGAGGCGAGTGGGTTGAGGGGGGACTACAACTCGGTCCTTTGTGTGTCTATTAAACCTTATGGGAAAGCCCCATATACAATGTTTGTCAAGCAGGCGGGGAACGACCAAAAGGTGGTTAGAGAGGCTAAGAAGGAGCTTGAGTCATATAGTGCATGGTGTGGGTACTTCTCAAAGGGGTTCGACCTCCCCATGCTCAATACGCGTCTCTTGAAGTGGGGCCAAACCCCTATCGTCAAGAAGCCCCATCTCGACCTCTATTGGATCTTGAAGTCCAACATCTTGACGGCCCGTCGCTCTCAGGGACACTTGCTTTCATGGCTGGAGACTCCAGAAGAGAAGATGACGGTCTCAGCGGAGACATGGAATCGCATTCTTGCCAATACTAAGGCTGAGATGCCCCTCATGGTGCAGAGGTGCGAGTCAGACGTAAAAGGACTAGAAGCATTGTATAATCGTACCAAGCATCTAATTGTTGAAGTGAAGAGATGACTTTTAATATATATGCGTGTGGTCATGTTTTAGTGGACCCAATTAAAGGATTACAGACATTTAAAAAAGTATTTTGGTATGATATGTGGGAATGTAGGAGTTGCCGATATGAAGACCCGGGGCGTTAGCTTTAGTGTCTACACGTGTGGACATATTGTCTCAGGTCCAAGAAATGACAATAATTGGGTAATGTATTGGTATTATACATTCAAGTGTAGTGGGGATGGATATAGATGCCTAAAGGCCGAACCAATCAAGTCCTAACCTTCGTGATCCCTCCTGAGATGTTAGAGGCAGAGTTGTTCAAGAATCTCCAGGCTCAGGGGCACTCCTTGGTGGCGATGCCAAAGGAGTGTATCAATGCTGATGTTGTGTTTGGGGTCAATTGTCACATGTTGACGAATGAGATGATGAATCAAAAGGGGATTATCAACGTGGCCCTCAAGGCAGCGAGGAAGAGGAAGAGGGATAAGAAGAGTGACTCTACCTGAGATTATCCTTAATACAATTATGTTTTTGATTGGAGCTAGAATTGGATGGAAACTAGCTACTTGGTTTTTGGAGAAGGATAATGAAGATTCAGTTGGATAGACGCTATCCCATCGCGATGGATATTGGGACACAACTCGATGACTCCAAGTGCGATTATGTGTTTTTCTATGATGATGGCGGGGTGTTTCGAGCGTTTGCTTGTGATGAGGTAACTACGAACGAATTCATTGTGACTGCGACTCAGAGAGATGGGCGCATCGTGGTCACCCTTCCTGCTGATACCATTTGGAGAATGGTCAATAAGTCGGTGCTAGAGTTTGTGACCGGGGCAGAGATGGAAGAGTCCGAGTTGACCAACTACAAGGCCAAGCGGGATTTGACGAAGAAGCTGGTGAAGGATCTTGGGCTCAAGAAGAAGAAGGGTGACCCCAAGGATGAAGATGAAGATGAGACTGAGCCGTGGGCCCAAGTGCCTGTAAGGACGGGAGTATATGCCTAACCCAGTTGGTACAGTCTATATTCCAAGGAAGATCAGTCTACCTGGACCATTTGTGGTCACGGTCAATCAAATTCGCCCCATGAAGATGAAGGAGAAGCATGGGGAGTATCATGATGCGGTGTGGGATATTGACACGATGACGGTCGATATCAATAAGAAGTTGGATCAAAAGAGGAAGTGGTACGTGTTTGCCCACGAATACGCCCACGTTCTCAATGATTGGATTCACTGGCTCCAAAACAAAGAGATCGCCGTTGCTTGATCTATTTTGTGCCTTCTATTTCTTTGAGATCCATCCTCAGTTATCACAAAATTGTTATGATATGTGTAACTCAGCTTACTTAGATATGTGGAGGAAACTTCTATGCAACTAAAGCTCCCAAAGGTGCCGGATAACTGGGAGAAGGATTCTCGAAATCTTCCTATTGTCCAAGTTGAGTGGACTGATGCATGTACTCAGATTGGGTGGAAATCTTGGTACGAGTTGGAGACAGCCGAGCTTGCGGTGACTCGGACGATTGGTTATCTGCTCCCGTCAACTAAGGATATCATCAAGATCGCTCCAACCATTAGCTCGAATGGGGAGTTTGCTGATACCTGGATGATCCCTAAAGGGTGGGTGATTCACGTGAAGGTGCTCAAGTGAAGCTCCAGATTGACGTGGATGGGGTACTAGCAGACTTTCCTCTAGGTGCCTCTAAGTTGGGTCAGTTCTTGGATGCCGCTGTTGATATCGTGGACGTGCATGGGATTGGCACTTGGCAATTCATGGAAGAGTGGGGCCACAAGGTCAAGACTGAGGTGTGGACCCAAATTAAGACGTTGCCTCTCTTCTTTTATGGGCTCTCTTCCTTGCTCACGAGGGAGGAATGGGTGGGGCTCAGGAACATCATCATGGAGAGAAGTAACGAGGTTTATTTTGTGACGTCTCGACCGGGAAAGACGGCGAAGTGGCAAACTGAGGCGTGGTTATATGATCGTCTGGAGGTGAGTCCCACGGTGATTATTGCCTCTGATAAAGGTGGGTTTGCTCGGTTGGTGAAACCCGACTGGTCCATCGAGGATAATGCGGTCAATGCGTTCGAGATTGGACAAGTCATTGGACCCAATCGTTCGTGTATCATTGATCGGTTGTATAATCGTGACCTTCATCCAATGAGTGCTACAAGAGTGAAAACGTTCAAAGAGTTCTTGGAGAAGATTCAATGAGTTTTTGGATTTGTGGGTGTGGACATATAGACACTTATCGGGCTCTAGAAAAGTTTCGGGTAGACACTTTTCCAAAGTGTGACCGTTGCACAGGGATCAAGAAATGGCAAATTTGAGAACATTCGAGTCTGGGGCAACTCGTTCCCCCATTGATGGAAAGTTGAGTTATGAAGGATTTCTCAGTCCACCGGTTATCAAACGATATGCTGAATATATGCATCTCCACCGTCACCAATCAGATGGTCAAGTGCGAAGTGCGGACAATTGGCAAAAGGGCATGCCGTTGGAATCATACATGGATTCTGGGTGGCGGCATTTCATGGACTGGTGGCTTCATCACCGCGAGTACTCTTCATTATCTAGCGAATCTCTTGAAGAAGCACTCTGCGCCCTGATGTTCAACACCATGGGTTATCTACATGAAGTTTTGAAAGAGAAGAATGGAAAAGAAAGTCATCTATCTGATCGGGTCGTTGAGAAACTTACAGATCCCCAAGATAGCTTCAACCCTAAGAGAATCTACAAGTTTTGAAGTCTTCGATGATTGGTATGCGGCTGGCCCAGAAGCTGATGACTGCTGGCAAAAGTACGAAGAAGAAAAAGGCGTTTCCTATAGGGACGCTCTTTCATCCTGGGCTGCCCAACACGTATACACATTTGATTTGGCTCACCTTCAACGGAGTCACGTGGGAGTCTTGGTTCTACCGGCGGGAAAATCAGGACACTTGGAGTTTGGATACCTCATTGGGCAGGGGAAAAAAGGCTACGTACTTTTTGATCGGACCCCAGATCGTTGGGACGTGATGTACAATTTTGCTACAGATGTATTCTTTAACTTAGATGATCTAGTTCTTGAACTTCAAAAGTAGACAAAAAAAAGCCCCCAAGTTAGGTACGATTGTACCCAATCTGGGGGCTTTCGTCTATCCTGGAACTAAGGTTATTCCCCGAACCCTCTCATGCTAGAGCGTCCCGTAGAGAATCGGTTCCCTTGCAACCGTTCAACCGCTGACTCAATCCTCTCCAGTCTACGGATGATTTCCCGATATTCCACAGTCCCTTTTATCTTCTCTTGGGCGAGATCAACCTCTAACTGGTTAAGACGGGATTCTCCTGCAAGGGAGCGACGATCCATCCCACTCCAGATGTACCCACCAAGCGAAATAATGAGGGCCAAAAATACCGTCCCCATCCACTTCCAACCGGGCCCACCATTCTTACCATTTTCCATTAGATCGAGGGCTTATTATGGGGGATATCACAAGGCGACTCGTACCTCAATCGAAGTTCGTCCAAAGAGACAAGCTCCTTGTCCTTGTAAATATACACCTGTCTAGTTTTGAATATGAGAGCCGCAACGAGGTGACCATCCGAAGCAAAGGTTCGAATGGCCGCCTCTGGGTCGTTGGGATCAACGTCGTAGGTAGTGACTTCCAAGAGTGAACCATCGGGGCATTGGGCGAACCCGTGGTTCAGCACAGGAAGGTTGCTAAACTCTGGTGGAGTTGCTGAAACTGCTGCTAAGAGCCCCAAACCCAGCAATACATTTGTGAACATGTTGATCCCTTTAAATAGGAGTTTACTTCATCGCCATCCGTAGAGTAATCGCGGCGCCTCCCCCAAGGATGCCCTTGATGAGATCAGCGGTCGCTTGATCGATATACCCTAGAGACTGGGCAACCGTGGCAACGATGTAGAGAAACCCGATAATGTACGTTCGATATCCTGACAACATTTACTTTCCCTTTCGCTTCTTAGACAACTTGAGTAGAGGGCTAGGTAGGAGTGATAGACCCGCCCCAAGTACCCCCAACGCAACAGGGGTCGCTACAGGGTGGGCGGTGACTGCCTTGGGAGTCCCCAACCATGCTGTCACCAACCCTGTCACCAGAGAGATGGCAGCGGGAATATACGGAGCAAGGAGAGCGATCAGTTGACCTAACGCAATCATCTTAGCCCCCTGGTGCAGTCGTAGTCGTGGTCACAGTCGAGTCATGGCGATCCGTAGTCCCAGCACCGCCACCTGTACCACCACCGCTGTTGTTGTTACCGTTGGCGCAATTGGCACTAAAGGTGGAACTCGTGATGCTCCCACTGTTAATGACGCCACCGCAATCTGCCTCATCCTTGGCGCACCCATAGAACATGATGAGTGTCGCGATGGTGAGTCCTAGAACCTTAATGTATCCCATAAAGCCAAATAAGCTCCTGTTGATGTGAGGTTGATACATCTACATGTACAAAGGTTGTTCCAATACCTATTCTATGGAACAATCCAATAGCATTGGATAGAAGATTGTACCGATCTCTAGAAGAGGTGCAGAATAGGTCTGCCGCCTGTCCATCTAGGTGGGCTGAATCAGGAGCACCCCCCACTTGGGTGTTATACGGTTCGCATCGCCATCCAGATGTGATATAGATGGCCTTCCCATACTTGGACCTTAATCCCTCTAGACGATTCAATAGAACCGGGTCTACGGGCCGTACAGGGCATTTTCCACATTTACACTGAAACTCTTCTAACTTGAAGTAGCTCATCTCACCGGCTGATAGGACTGGGGCCAAAAGGGCTTCCAACCCCAGAGAAGGGACTCCCACGAGGGTGGGGTGGCGTTGGTCAAACTCATGGATTGGGGGAGAATCGCATTAGTAATATGACCAATGGCAGGAACGTTTTGGGCCGCATATTTAGCCGCGTTATACAAGGGGGGTAGAGCGGCTGCCCCTACAGGGCCAAATAGGGGGCTACTATTGACCATATATTGGCTAAAAAGAGCGTGTTCAGCGTTCCTAGTGGGAAGACTCGTGGCACCGCCTGTCCAGCGGTCAGCCGCAGCATTCTGGAAGGCTTGTCCAACGTTGCCCCCACCCGAACCCATGTAATAATTATACATCTGCGCAGAAGGATTGCCAGCCTGTTGGTTAGTGTAGTCCAGAGGGGCTGTATAGGCGTTACTATAAGACGGGGTATAGGAATAGGTGGATGCCGGAGGTGGAGAAGGAACAGAGATGCTAGAGGGGTCCCAAGTTGAGCCCGACCCACTCGACCCTCCATAGTTGGTCCCACTCCACATGGAGGGGTCATTCATCCAGCTAGAATCATAGATACTTGGGTCGTAATATGAGCTAGAAGAAGATGAGGATGAAGGATCGTAGTAAGAGTTAAGACTAGGATCGTTCCACATTTAATAAGCTCCACTCCACCATGACCCACTTGGATCAAACCCATAAGTAGGGGCAGGAGTAGGATAGTAAGTATTCATGCCACTAAACGTGCCATCTGGAACATAATTAAAAGAGGGGGTTGAGGGAGAACTCGGAAAAGAAATGGTTGGGTCATAGTTGTAGTTCTGTTGCCAAGAACTTCCTGAAGGAGTAGTAGAACCATAATTCTGTTGCCAAGAAGGTGTAGGAGGAGGATTTAAACTTGGATCAGAATAAGGAATATTATCCATCCAAGTACTCCAATCCCCCATACTTGAATCCCCAGGCTGCCAATTGACCCCAGGAATTTGTTGTTTGTACATTTGAGGATTAGAAAGTTGATTGAAAAAGGGTTGTGCGTGAGGTGGAATCGCAGGAAAACTATTTAACGGAGGAAGATTAAGGTGTAGATTCGGCATACCTATATGTGATGGGGTTAGAGCCCAAGGAGGATAATAAGGTGCCGGGAGATACTGGTCTACAAAAGGATTATAAGGGTCTTGGCTGGTTGGGTTAGGTAAAGATTTCGCGCCGAAACCTCCCCCAAAAGTACTGATTTTGGCCATATATTATCCCTTGATAGGTCCTTTACTCGCACCCTTACGTAGATTCTTCCTCTTATTCACTGTCGCATAGAATACAGATTCGCCCTCTGAACCATATCGTCTCTTCATTTCTGCCATAACTTTTCGACCCTTACCCTTAAAGTACTTATCGAGGGGCATTTAGAGACTCCATAAGATTTGTTGGGATTGATACACCCAAATCAGACGCAAGCCCGACTGCATAAGGATTAAGCGACTTGAGACCCACTCCGTAAAGACTCGCAGCGGGCAAACCAACTAGTCCTGTCGCTGCAATTCCTCCTGCGAGTAGAGGGTGCCCCAACGTTCCATATAAACCCGCCCCCAATGCAGGGCCGCCAACCATTCCACCAATTCTAGGAATATTGATATTTGTGATCGCTTCCCTTGCTTGTTGTTCAAGGTTATCTTGAAGAATCTTTTGAGCAGCGATATCCCCTTGTTTTGCCGCGATACGAATAGCATCCCAATATGCATTGTACATTGCATCGGGGATACCCGTCTTTTGAAGGTTCGGAGAATCCATCCAACTCCCGATTGTCCCACGAATCGAGTCTGCCGAACGAGGAGTTACATCCATTCCAGTCGGATACCCTGGAGTTTTAGCTTGAATCTTGTTCTCAAGGTCTAAAAGTTGTGTCAACATTTGAGCTTTAGGTGTACCGGGCCCCGCTGCAGAAGACTTTAATTGATTTTCCGTACCCCGGTTCAACACAGCTTCCATGGAAATTGTGGGGTTATTTAAAGCAGAAGACAAAGCCTCATTCTTAAGATTCGGAGACATACCCACCAGGCGCCCAAGAGTCTTTCTCAAAACACTTTCTGCGAGAAGTTTTCCCCCCGATAAAGCGGGGCCTCCCAAACCTTGTCCTGCCACAGCTTCAGCAGTTCCCTCAATGCTTGGCGATTCTCCTGATATCAAATCTTGCCCTGTCTTACCCGCTGCACTCCCTAGGAGTCCCATTAAAAAGGGGAGTGACAAACTCCCTCCACCAGTTGCGGGAGCCATAGCCAAACCTGCGGCTGTTCCCAAACCCCCACCAATTCCGGCTCCAATTCCCGGTTTTAGGTAATCAAGGATTTTGGGGATTATCCCACCACTCAAGTCTTCTCCACCTTGACCCATAAGACCTTGTGGTTGAAGTTGAGACAGTTGGTCATACAAAGTCTTTCCAATATCCCCACTTGCGACCGTTTGAGAAGATCCGGGGGCTCTCTCTTCAATAGGAATAGTCTTATACTTTGAAGGATCAACCGATGCTCCTTCAGGCATATAATATTGAATACCCGAAATACGATCTTCAACAATGAATGTCCCTGCCATTATTGCACCTGTCCCAATGAACCCGAAGGAGGACCCCATCCTTGAGAATTTATGCCGGGGCTAGATGTATCCCCCAGATATGTGGAAGATGGATTACCCGCATTACCTGTGGGACTCGTCAACATGGACTTGAATCTCTGTTGTTTAGTATTCAAAAACTCATACAAGTCCAGTAACTTCTGTTGTCGCACCGAGTCAATATCGTGATAGGTGGGCATCAAGGCTTGAATACGCTTCACGTCACCTTCATTGAGAGTTCCACGCTCGCCAGAGATAGAGCGAGCCAAGTTGGCAAGGAGACCTGCTTTAGAAGCGAACATCGCGTAAACTGAGTCACTTTGGCTCATTGCTGATGTTTCTCTTCCAACATAGCCCTTCACGCGAGCCGAGGGGTCTGGAATACTGATTTGACGACTTAATGCAGCGATTTGATCGACAATCTGTCTCGTCGCAGCCAAATCTTCCATCTTTGTTTCATATTGGCTAAGACGATGTTGATAAATTGATTGAGGACCCGTTACATCAACTCGTGCTTTTGCTTGTGCTCCTGCAATGGTGGCTTGACGATCCGTTTCTGCATTGAGTGCATCTTGAAGGAGCTTCTTCTTAACAGGATCAGTTTCATTCAAAATGTCAATTTGGAGTTGGGCACTCTTGGTATAAGGGGAGGAAGAAGCCGAAGGGGGCTTCCCACTTAGAACGGCAAGGTAGGGAGCCACGTCAGCCATAGAAGCTCCGCTTTGGAGCATCCCAAGGACCATATCTTGAATAGTCTGTTTTCCCTCAGCCGTTTGGACCAACTGATTGAGTTGGTCTGCGCGTGCTTGATTTACGCCAATTTGAGATTCAGCGACAGGCTTCTTGACAAGGTTAAGTTCATCGATCTTCCTTTGAAGGTCCCCTGCCATAGTCTCAGATTTGGTTAGATTTAGCTTAGTCTGAGATTCTTGCGCCGCTACCTTTGCTGCTCTTGCTTGCTCCTGTAGAGGGTCAAATCCCGCAGCAAAGGTTGGGTGCTTGGCAAAAAGATCAGCCGTACGCCCAGTCAACATGGGGTTTTGACCTGCAAGGGTCCGAAAAACATCGGCTGTTGACGGAGTAAAACCCGGGCTTGATGCAAAGGTCCGACTGACATCTTGTCCAGTTTGAGGGGTGGGGACATCAGGGCTTGGAGAGGTGGCCCAAGGTTCTTCAAAGGCACCATATTCTGGTGTGGGACCCGTATCAGTCGTGAAAGCGGGTTGAGTTAGGTTCTTTTGAATATTGGTGAATGCACCCAGTCCCTGACCTGTGACCGTCTGTGACTCTTGCCTAGCAAGCTCTTCATCTCGAAGCCTCTGTAGAAGAGCCTGAGTCATCGAGTCATT